CGTGCCTAACACATGCAAGTCGAACGGACAAGCTCAATTGCTTGTCCAGCAGCCGCGCTAATACGTATGGTGCAAGCGTTATCCGGATTTACTGGGTGTAAAAGATGGACAAGCTTAATGAAAACACTAGATGGTTTTAATAAAGAGATGGGACAAGCTATAAGTTCCATCTCTTTTATGTTTATTTACCCAATAAAATGCTTACTTTAACGCCAACGGTAGGATTCGGGACAATCTATAAGTTCCATCTCTTTTATGTTTATTTACCCAATAAAATGCTTACTTTAACGCCAACGGTAGGATTCGAACCCACAGACCTTTCGGCTCATCTGTTTTCAGGACAGCTTGCTTATAACCATTTGCATACGTTGGCAAACCATGTGTCTTTTATATAGCGACAACATGGTAGTATCGCTGAATATTTAGTGATAGGAAAGTAGCAATAACTACTTTCCAAGTTATTTATACATTGTCAGAATTCCATAGTAAATCTACATCATATTCCTCTAATGACACAGGAACAATTTCAGTTCTATTGTATGTATCGAGAAGACTTATACATTTCTGTTCAAATTTTTCTTTGTCAGATTCTTTATATGAAACAGTTTGGAATTTTCCAGTACCCACTAATTCTGTTTCAGTACGAACCTCATGAGTATCTGGGTCTTCAACCTCCTTTGGCACTTCCTCCATAATCTCTTCCTTAATCTGAAGGAACCTATATATGGATTTGTCTTTTTTATCTCTAATAAGCACACTATAAGCCATTTACATTCACCATCCTTTACAAAGTATAACTTTCTTCACCTTCAAATGTATTACTTAAAGCCCGAATTTCAGCCAATTTTTCAGCAATGGCTTCTTTAATTCTGGTGGCGAAGAGGATAGCTTTGGCCTGACCAAGCATTTCTCGCTTTGAGAAAACTTCATTTAACTCAGTTTCAGGGAATTTAGTGACATCTCTGCTAAAGGTAATATGCAAGTCCTCATCAACAATGAATTGTTCATTAATTACATCTGGAATGGTTACTTCCACCACATTTGTACCATCAATAGGATCATCCGTAACCACAGGAACATTATTCTCCATTTTCATATTACCGACAAACTTTATTTTATTAAACTCAATCATCTTATTATAATTGTGTAACAATTCTAGTTCTTGCTCAGATGTTAGGTCAGCAGTACCTAAAACTTCTACAGAAATATCAATGCCGATAATATCATTTTCAATGGTTTTCTTTTGATTGATTTTCATTTTCTTCCTCACTTTCATTTTTTAAAATTTGATTGTACGAATCTTTAAATGCGATTATAAGATTTCGCAATGTATCTTTATCTAATAAACAATTTAAATCAGACATATCAAGAGTCCGATCTGATATTGTAAACTGCAGCGTATTTCCCTTGGGAGAGAATTGTGCCTTGACTCTATCACTAAATAAAAGTTCTACATAATCTAATCTGGAACCACATCCAGAAGTAATTCGTTTGACTTGACCGATAGATAGGTTGTTTTCGGTCATATTGAGATTTCTTGCCATTTATTCACCAACTTTCTTTATATGTTTTCGATTTATTGTAATCCCGCCACTAGGTAACGATCCTAGATGATTCCGGAGAATGACAGATTTACAGTCTGCCCCACCTCCTTAGTGGTCTATGACGGGGAATGAAAATAGGAGAGTACTGAAGACTCTCCTGAATTGTTCTGTCTTTCCAGAATGTCAGACCGGATACCAGTCATTCGCTAATTTAACCTCTCAACACTTTCCTTGGCAGTTGTCAACCTATTATAGTTTTGGTCGTTACTATTTTTAATGGAAAACTTTTCATAATACAATTATTATGTTATTATATAGCAAAAGGAGAGTTCAACATGGAAACGATATTTGAAATATTAAAAGTAATATTACCAGCAATCATTACAAGTTTATTTACTTTCTTTATTACCAAATATACATATAACAATAATCGTCCATTAGATAAAATGGAAATTGCATATAATCGAATTTATTTTCCGATTTATAAGATCATATCTGATAAGAATATGAGTGATGATATAGATGAAGTAATAAAAAGAAGTAAATCATATTTTACTAAATATGATAAATATATAGATGTATCAACAAAGAGAATCTTTGGAAATTTATGTAGTTGCAATAAAGTAGCAAAGAAAAAATCAATTTACCAGAGCTTTAAAGACAATATTTATAATAGGAACTCTTATTTGCGTAGAAGGTTAGGTTATCTTGAACCAAATTTTATTCAATTATATAAATATGCTACTCCTGGATCAAAATCTTTATTTAGAATAACCATAGGTTTATGTTTGTTATATGCTACGCTTGTTTTGTGCGGTATAACAATGAAGATTTCTAATATGATATTTACTGCTTCTGTAGCAATATTTACCGTTTCTTTGGTGTGGATTATATGCGAATTACTGTGGTGTTTTTTAAGATTTCTATATTATAAAATAAGAAAATAATTCTTGCATTACCATTGAAATTGGAGATTTATTGGTTAAATGAACGCTTCATCTGACTCATCATCTTCATCTTTTTTGATTATGTAATGATTCTTAGTTGTAGAAACATCATTATGCCCCAATAATTTCTGCGCAACTTCTGCTGATTTGTGCTCATAAACAACAATGTTGGTAGCTCTGCTTTCCCGAAATAGGTGAGGATGTACTCTGCGTCCAACAATTTTTGTAAATAATCCTTGACACCATCCATTAAAAGTATCTTCTCCAACTTGGCGAGTAGTTCCGTCTTTTTGTTTGATTACAAACATAAAAGGACAATCATCATCACCACGAAGCTCTAACCACCTTTTCAGCCAACACATAGCATCTTCACCAAATTTTAGTTTTCTCTGTTTTCCTACTATAGAAGCACCCTTACATCGAATCGTATGAGTCTGATATGATTTAGATACAGCTTCTTGTTCATTACCGTCTTCATCAATTATTTTGATTTTCTTTTCCTTTGGCTCATAATCGACCACTTCTTTGAGAAGTTGTCTTGCCTCTGCACGTCTACAGCCAGTGGAATAGGAGAATACTAAGTATGCTAATTTTTGCCATTCCTCGAGTTTTTCTAATTCTTCACAAAGCATTACATATTCATCAGGTGTAAGAGGAACTTTCTCATGCACATATCCTGTTTTAACTACTTTTAATCCAACTGTAAAATTACGAAATGTGGGATATTCATCCTCATACATCATCATGACATAATTACAAAATGAACTAACGCTTGACTTCTTAAATTTTATACCAGAATCAGACAATCCTCTGTTTGTAATTTGATTTAAATATCTTGCAAACTCTTTCTTCTTTATATCAAGAAAACTTTTGTTATTAAGATTTTCTTTCACCCAATAGAAAAATATCCTTAGTCCTGATCTATAAGCAATTTTTGTTTTAATTGCTAATTCTGTCTGATTTTCAAGATATTCCTCTGCCATATTCCTATTAAATTCAAGAACTTCTGACCACATTTCATCTGTTATATCTTCACTACGTTTTGCATTTTTACCGTCCATAGTTTCACTTCCTTTCATGCAAAAAAAAGGAAGTAACAATATTAAGCAACTTCCTTTATGATTTATGTATAATTTTTATAATACAGCCATCTAATATGTTGACCATCAACAGTTTCAACATACTTTTTCTTTCCTTTACAACAATCTGTTATAGATGTTACGTTTTTTATTCCATAATAATTTAATGCTTCTAAAGCTGACTCAAAAATCTTTAAGTCATTTAAACAAATAATTGATGAATAACGTAATGGTGTGGTTTCAATTATTTTTTTCAAATCTTCTTTTGAGGATATTAAATAATCTTCGTAATACATCCAATGTAAAGGCATTTTAGTTTTATTGTGTCTTCCTGCAAAAGTGCTTCTTTTCATTAAATTATTATTAATCGCTCTGTCAGATATATTATATTTATTACACGCATCAATTTCTTTATCAAATATTTCGCTAGTTTCCAAACATATTATTTTTTTGAAAGTTTTATTATCAGCATTATCATTATATATGTATTTTTTATTTGGATTATAATTTTCAAGATATTGCCAAATCATAGGAGTACCATCGTCTAATTTCCCAGCAGACTTTAATATACCTTTACAACATGACAATATATTTCCATCATTTACACCAGTTTCTCTACTTGCTTGTATAGCAGTGTCATATATGGTTTGTGTATTAATACATATAATCTTTTTAGCTTTAGGATGATTTTTACCAATTTTTGCTAAACTCATTTTTCTTTTTGTATCATCTGATGTGCTATGCCCAAGTTTCGACTGTCTGATTTTTTCTTTTGTTTCATTAGTGATGAGTGGACAGTCGCCACCCTCAGTAATGTTGTACCCACAATCTTTGTGATTAGTATTATATAGTTTTATTAACTCTATTTCTTTTTGGCAAGCTTCCTCTTTTAACAAATTGTTAAATAAAATATCATGGTCGAAATTGTCCCAACCATACTTTTGAATAGAATTCCAAAATTTCGGGCTATCATGATATTTTTTACCATCAATTCCCCATCTTTTAGTTGCCTTTTGACTCGTTATCCCAATATATTTTTTACCATTTATTTTATTTGTATGGCAATATACACAATAATTTTTATTCATATTTTCACGCTTTCTCACGCACTAATTTTTTATAAGTGGGGTGACAGGCGTGAACTATATTTCATAAGGTTAATTACTCCTTATTACCCCATCTTGAATCGCATACCTATGAATGACATAGAAGATTCTTTCGTATGCAAGTCTCTCCATTGTTGGTGTGGTAAGAGCATGCCCTACACATGCGTACCACCAATGGTTTATCCGTTTAAAGGTAATCAGCCACTTCACTGATTGGCAGTTACTTTCACTCACTGCAAATCTCTAAGTTATACTTCTCCAAACAGAAAAGACTTACGCTCAATTTTTGAACGCAAGTCTTCAGGTACATTCAATTCAGTTTTCTAATTTCTCAAGCAACTCCTTCACAGTGATTTCCTCTCCAATAGATACACACTGATCCAAGCGATAGAAGAGTAGTTCTTTAAGGATAGTCAATTCATCATCTGTGAGATCTACAGATTTTACAATTTCGTCATACAAAGTAATCTACACCTCCAGATTACTCAAAGACTTTCTTTAAAGATGTAACAATCTTTACAGAACCTTCCTTATGCTCTGGAGTGGTATATGTTTCACCCTTCCTGTCACCCATCATAATCTTTCCAGTTCTTTCTTTTACCACCTTGGATTTTACTTTGCAAATGCCAGGAACAGTTACCTCATCACCTGCGACCACAATTTCTCTTACAACAGATTCAAGAGCTGCAAGCACAGCACCTACCTGTTTCTGATTTACTTCCTCAGTGGAAACCTCTGCAATACGTTTTACAAGTTCAATTTTATTCATAATTTTATATTCCTTTCGATTTTAGATATTTGTCCCACATTTTATATGTTTTTCAGGACACAAAAATAGGAGAGTAGTTCATACTCTCCAACACATATGTTTATGGCTTCGTCAGCCAAATAAATTAGCGGTCTCACCATTTCTGGTTGACAATATAACAATCGTCCACTCGTTACGATTTTAATTGTTAAAATAATATTCCATAACTTTCTTGTCTGTAGTACAATAATATCATCATACAAGAGAGGAGATGATAAACATGGCGACTACAGGAGAAAAGCCAGGAGCAGGTACATATACCTGTGATAATTGTGGACAGGTAGTAGTGTTAGACGATGATACAGATACTTTACCACCTTGCCCGAAATGCAATGGCACAGAATTTCATTAATCTGCAAGCTTAAAATGTCTAATATTAAAAGGCTTGCAAAACCACTGAGTCCAAATGTCGAGATACCGTTCTCCTGTTTGGACTCTATATTTTGTGTAATAGGTTAATGGTAGTAACTGTTTTATATAAAATAGTAATTTATTCATTTGGATTTTCTCCTTCAATAACAACGCCAGTCTGTTTTAACCATTCGGTCTCCATTTCAAGAATGTGCTGAATTGTATTTCTATCATAGTCTGTTTCAGATTCAATCCAATCAACCATTTCCTCGAAATCTAAAACTGGTACTTCTTTATTTTTGTCCATATATTTTCTCCTTAAAATTAGTATTTTGTTGCTAATTTAATACAATTAATTTAGTTTTATCTTTAATTGTATTTCCTTGACAATCCTGGCAAAGAAAGATAAATCCTTCTTTTTGCGAATTAAATAATTTACCATCCGAATAATTGTTTTTCTTTACATCACAAAATGCACCTTGTTCATAAATAGCAGTAGATCCAATTGTATATTGTCCACTACGATGTGTATGAGCCATAATAAGATTTTTAAAATCAAATCCTTCATTCCTAAACCATAACATTGCCTTTTCAGCAGTTTTTAATATTCCACTTGAATAAGCTGTTGGATGACAAAATATGCAATCTCCAATTTGACAATACCAATTATTTGTATAATCTATTTCTATATTTTCAAACACTTCTTGTAATGGTTTGTATTCAATTTTTGTTTTTTCACGTTTATTAAAATGTCTAAACCCATCAACTATAATCAATTCTAATGATGTTTGTGGCATTAATTCTAATAAATCAGAATCAAGATTTTTTGATAAATATGTCTGAAAGCGACTATCATGATTTCCATATGTTACGACAACCTTTTTTGGATTAATATATTCAATCAAGTCAATTAGATATTTTCTTGTCTCAATAATTTCTTCCATAGGACTAACTCTATAAACTTTGGGAAATCGTGAAATTGCTTGCATATCAGATACATCACCATTAATTTGTAGAATATCCACATTTTTATATTTTTCGAGCAATGTATAATCTAACTGGAATGGAACATGCAAATCAGATATTGATAGAATAGAAGTAGCAACAGAATTAGATCCATGAATATAATTATCATATTCTTCATAACCAACTGCTTGTTTACGAAGCTGATCTGGTGTAATATCCAATCCAAGCATATCACGAATTTCAATCCAGTCCATGTCTGTTTCTTTTCGTCTTTTGGCAAGACAACATCTAATTTGCCATGC